GCCTTGCACTAGCAATAGAAGATTCGAGAGGAGTACCACCAACTTCTTCTTCTGATTACTTCTGGGTGCCATTCGCTACTATGAGTTTTAAAGATACTGTTGAAGAGGCCAGAGAAGATCAGGGCATGGGTAAGATTGCTGATGGTGATTCTAAATATGTAGTTATGAAGTTTGGTGAGGGTGAAGTCGAAGCACAGCTATACGACAAAGCTTTGGGAGTTATTCTAACCGGAGTACTTGGTGCGATACCTACACCATCTGGTGGTAACCCATACACGCACACTTATACTTTAGCCAATACTAACCAACACCAGAGTGTTTCGCTATACTGGAGCGATCCTGACAGAAGTGATATGTATAAACTTGGAATGGTTGATAGTTTTCAAGTTAGTGTCGAACCTAACGGAATAGTTAATTATACAATCGGATTTAAATCAAAAACTGCTGATGAATGGGCAAGTATTACTCCAGTCTTTACTTCACTTGGCTCTAAATTCTTGCACCAGCACCTTGCAGTTAAATTAGCAGCAACCGTAGGCGATCTTGCAGCCGCTACTGCTATATCTCTAAAAAATCTTGAATTTACTATAGCTAAGAACACCGTGTTTGATTCTGTTATGGGAACAGTTGAGCCAGAGGACATCTTAAACCAGCAAATTAGTGTTGAGGGTACAATGGAACTTAACCTAGAATCAGATACTTACCGTGACTATATGTTGAACGGAACTTATCGTGCTATGGAAATTAAATTGAACGGTGGCACAAGTTCTATCTTAACATTGCAATTCCCTAGAGTAGACTTTAGCGAATGGGAACCTGACTACAGCTTGAATGACATCGCTAAACAATCCATCAACTTTAAATGCAACTATGACGCAGCCAATGCACTAGATATTATCTCTACTGCAACGCTAGTGAATACACAGACAACCTACGCCTAGAATATAAATAAGAAAGGAGCGTTGTTATGCAACGTGGAACGGTTACAAAAATATCAGTCTATGAGGACTTGCCTACGTCTGTCTCTAGTACAGCGTATGGTGCTAATCTAGACTGTTTTGCTTTTAATGTGGGTTTTATATCAAAAACCAGACCAGACTTAGCACAAAGGCTTGTAGAGCTTTACAAAGAATGTAAAAAATTAAGGAGTAAATAGAATGGCCGAGATTATTATTAAGAAAAAAGTTAGTTTGGAATTTTTAGGTGATGAATATAAAGACTCTTTTATTACGTTTAGATCAATACCGATTGGTGAATATCAAGAATTGGTAGAGAAAATAGACGAAGTCGAGGACAATAAATCTTTATCAGAGATAATGAAAATACTAGAAAAATATTTTGTAGAGGGTTTATTCGATGGGCAAAAGTTGGCCAAAGAGGATATAAATCAGTTCGATGGCGAAACAGTACTTAAATGTTTTGAAACATTAACAGGGCAAAAGACGGTCGAGGGGGAACGTCAATTAGACCCTTTATCCGAGAACGTATCGACCAATACGTCTACAACGGAAGTGGATACAGCCCAGAAGTAATCAGGTATCAATACAGGAAGATATTTAACATGACAGAAGCAGAATTAGAGCAAGAACCAGTCGACACGTTCTATACAAACTTATATATCCATGCTCAAATAAGTGAGAAACAAAGGATAGAAGCAAAGAACGGATAACCGATGGCACAAGCAAACATAAAAGCAGTTATAACCGCAGAGGACAGAGCAAGTGCAACGCTCAGAAACTTTGGCAATAATGCTTCTACAATGGGAAGCAAGCTAAAGAAAGGTTTGAAAATAGCGGCTGTTGGTATGGTGGCAGCTGGAGCAGCGGCTATTGCATTTGGTGTTTCGAGTGTTAAATCGTTTCAGGAATCTGAAAACTCTCTTGCTCAATTAAACGCAGTTCTTAAATCGACTAAAGGAGTGGCTGGGGTAACAGCTAAAGCCGCAACTGATTTAGCTAACTCATTACAAAAAGTAACTAAGTATTCTGACGAAGAAGTTATATCTGCCGAGAATATGTTGTTAACATTTACAAAGATTAGTAGAGATATATTTCCGCAAGCAACTAAAACAGTACTTGATATGTCTACAGCACTAGGACAAGATACTAAAGCAAGTGCTATTCAACTAGGTAAAGCATTACAAGATCCGATACTGGGAATTACAGCTTTAAGGCGTGTAGGTGTTAACTTTAGTGCAGATCAAAAAGAAGTTGTTAAAAACTTAGTAGCTACAGGACAATCTGCAAAGGCTCAACAGTTAATATTAAAAGAGTTGAATACTGAGTTTGGCGGTAGTGCTGAAGCGGCAGGTAAAACATTTTCTGGCAGGCTTACTATATTAAAAAACCAATTTGATGAGGTTAAAGAATCTATTGGGGGAGTTTTAGTCAATGGTTTATCTCCGTTGATGAAAAAACTAGCAGACTTTGTTGCTTCAGACCAATTTCAAACATGGCTTAAAGACACAACAGAAAAAGCTGCAAAGTTTGTAGAGGGAATAAACTGGGAAAAGTTAGCCGCTGATGTACACGCCATAGCTTCGGCTTTCGTTGTAATGGCAAAAATCATTGGTGGAACAATAAGCAACATAATTACATGGCAGAATAGATTTATCGCTATTGGCGGTAGAGTATTATTTGAATGGCAGAAAATTATAAACAATATGAAAGCGGCATGGCATAGTTTAAAAACCTCAGTCATCGCAACTGGTCAAGGCATATACGCAAACATATATAAATATCTAATAAATCCTATTCTAAAAGTTGGATATTTCTTGCAAAGAACTATTGCAAAGTTTTCAAGTATGCACCCTGCTATTGTTGCAGCATTGGCTGGTATTGGTAATGCAATCATGGCTCCGTTCAGGCCAGCTTTTAATTGGATAATAAACTCTATTGCGAGAGTACAAGCGGCTATAAATGGGTTGTCTGCTGGAAACATTAGTTCGGTTGCAAAAACTGTTGCTGGAGCGGCTGCTAAAGCTAGTAAAAAAGCTACTGGCACAGACTTCTTTTCACCTAGAAAATATGCTGGGGGTACAAGCGGTGCATACGGTGGCATGGCATTAGTCGGTGAACGTGGCCCAGAAATGGTTACATTGCCAAGAGGTTCTAAAGTAAGCAGAGCAGATGAAACACGTAAGATGATGGGCGGCGTGACTAACATAAACATTACAGTTCCAATGTTGACTGGCTCGGCTAATGAAAGACGAAAGGTTGCTCGAATGTTAATTAAAGACATACAGGACATAGCCCAGATGAACGGAAAGAGTGTTACTGATATGATGAGTTCTAATTACGGGTTGGTAACATGAGTTATTTACTAGACGGGTCTACTATTAAAAGTCCAAACTCCATTAAAGAAACCAACTCTACTCAGGTTGCTCAGAATAGAACCCTAAACGGAACTATCTCTAGGGATTACTTCGGGGATAATAAAAGAGTCTGGGTATTGGATTACCAGAATACTAATAAAACTCAGTACGATATTATTAAGACTATTTATGACTCGTACTTATCTACTGCTACCGCTAAGACATGGCAGTCTACCGAGACAAACTACACTATCGCTTCGACTAATGTTCATGTTGATTTACAAGAGCGTGGGTTTGGGGTCAAGGGTACAGATTACATATCGGACTTCACATTAGTTTTGACTGAGGCGTAGTATGCAAGTTGTAACCAACGCTTTCACCGCAGAAGAAAAAGATACGGTCAGGAGTCCATCTCATTCGTTATTGATGAGTTGGAATAAGTTTGACTTAACGGGGGGCGTGACTTTCACGATCGGTGTTTCGTCTATCGGTGGCAACGATGTTATCGGGGCTAACCCTGGCGGTATTGGAAACCCTGGACAATGGCAATATACAGATGATTCAGATTATGTCATGTCCTTAGAGTGGGAAAGACAATTAAACATCCCTACGGGTGGACTGACTAAGGCGTTTTCAGATGTCGAGTTGGACAATACTAGTGGAAGATACTTACCTGAGTATATGGGGGGTGTTGGTGAGTTCTCTACCTCTATTCTACCGAAACGTCCGCAGATTATTAGTGCAGGATTCAGCGATATAAATCTTACTCAGTTTGTCGGACTACTAAATAGACAGCCCACAGTCAATCTGGGGAGCAGAACTGTAAATCTTCAAGCCGATGATTACTTGGCTTACTTTGAGAATAAGTTTGTTGATGATACGGCAATGTATACAGGAGTTACAACAGACGTACTTATCGAGGATATGTTTCAACAAGCCGGTATGGTGACATCTCAATATGACTTAGATACGGGATTAAATGAGATACCATTCACTATGATTCCATCGGGTTCTAAGATGTCAGATGTTTTACACGAACTGGCTCTAGCCGAGAATGGTCACATATTCCAAAACGAAGAGGGGATATTTAACTTTTGGAACAGGCAGAGGTTTTATAATTCGCCTTATACTGAAGTTCAAAAGATATTACAGACTTCACAAGTTATAAATGTAGAGAGTCCGAATGAAGACCACATTATAAACGTGGTGGAAGTAAACGCTGATGTATGGGAGAAAAGAGCCAGCCAGAGGATATTTGATTTAGGTGGAACGGTTGAGATTCTCGCTAATCAACGGACGGAGTTTTGGGCTAACTTAGACGATCCTGTTTTGCAGGTGACTTCGCAGTCCATCACCGCCAATTCGGCAGAAGATGGTTCGGGAAGTTCGATTACCGTCACCGTTATTAGTCGTGAGGTATTCTCGCAAGCCGTGAAGTATGTTTTGACTGTGCCGACCACCGGATATATAACAGAGTTTACGATTGATGGTCGCTCTGCGATAGTTGCAGAGCAGTTCATTGACAGGGTTCAAGATGACTCCTCTGTGACGGCTTTTCAAGAACGACCACTAACGATAAATAACAGATACATTCAAAACAGGACGTGGGCTAATAGCTACTCGCAGGTTATCTTAGACAGGTTCTCAGAGCCGGATAATGTTCTAAAAATTACAATTCGAGCTGTGCCGGAACTACAGTTAGGGGATCTTATAAGCTGGCAGGGGCATTATTGGAGAGTATTCACTATCCGTTCGACATTCGATAAGGGGGTTGGGTTTGTCCAAGACTTGGTATTAGTTAAACCATTACTTACCAGCTACTTCACGATTGGGGTGTCTGAAGTCGGTGGAACTGACCAGATTGCACCGTAAGGTTATTGACGAATTAAGGGAAAGGTATAAACATATATAAGATGAAAAGCGTTAAAGAATATAAAGTAATCTGTTTAAAATGCAAAGGTTCTAATGTTGTTCCTATCGCTGATGATAGGTCTGTGATGTGGAAAAATACTGATAGGATAATCTCGGCTCGTTTCAGACTAGACAATCAGTGGGGATTCCAATGTATTTGTGGAAACTCTAGTTTGCTCACCAAACAAGAGGATGAGAATATAGACGACAAACAGTCGCCCGATCCTAAACAGATATCAGACATAGTTAAAAATCTAATACCGGACAATAGAAAATTGTTTGAGATGAGGAGTATTTAAATGGCTTACGCAAGTTGGAGTGTAGTTTTTGGAGAACAGCCATCGGCTGCCAAATGGAATATATTAGGAACTAATGACGCAAGTTTTAATGACGGAACTGGTATTGGTGCAGTTTTAACCAATTCTAATCTATCGACTGCTACAGGTGCTCTGGGTGGTGCGTGGGCTTCTTGGACACCGACTCTATCTGGTAGGTTTACTGACGCAGACTGGACTAAAAATTGCAAATACACTCAAATAGGAAAGACCGTAATTTGTAAGTTTGCGATTACTGCCGCAGACGCTACGCCTATGGCTGGCGGTTCGGTAGATTGTATATTTACCCTACCAGTTACGGCTACAGCATTATCTAACACTGCTGACTTGCAGTTGTTGGGTATGTTGAACGAGTTTGATGGATCTAGCTTGGTGACGCTTTGTACTGTATTGCTGGCTTCTACTACAACAGCAAAGATTCGCTCGCAAGATGACTCTGCGACTGGTGTTACTGGCATATCTATTACTTCGACAACCCCCTGGACATGGAACTCTGGAGATGAGATGGTCGGAACATTTATTTACGAAGCGGCATAATGCAAGTAAACTTTCTATCAGCACTAGGTTACTTAGTAGGAGTGGCAGGGGCGATTACTATAATCTTCTCAAAGGTTAAGACTGAAAACCTTGCGGACTTGAAAGAAAGAGTAGCGATATTAGAAAGAGAACGTGAGGAATCTAGACAGCAACACATTGAAAATCAAAAAGCAATATCTAACCTTGAGGGGCAACTGGCAAGTTATAAAGAAATCCCACTAAAAAGTATTGCTAAATCCTTAGAAACTATCTCAGCGATTACTAGAGAGACTGGTGAGAGTAATAAGAAAATCTTAAGTGTATTAGAAAGTTCAGCTTTGATAGCTGCTCACGAAAAAGGCGATGGTGGAGTTTTAGTACACACTAAAGAACAACACCCTTTAGACGTAAAACAAGTTAAGGAGTAGAAGATGAAAAGTTTCAAAGACTGGAAAAAGAAAGCAATAGGCAAAAAGTTGGACGTAGATAAAGCCTTTGGTGACCAGTGCGTGGATGTGGCTATGGACTACGTTCAATACCTATTTAATAAGCCGTGGCCTCAAATACTAGGTTATGGCAACGCTAAAGACCTCTACGGCAGTTCTAACGGTGCTTACTTCAAAAAGATTAAGTATAACCCTAAAGATAAGAAACTACCAAAACAAGGCGATTTAATTGTCTTTGACAGAACCTCGACTAATCCTTATGGGCATATTGGAGTTGTAGACAAGGCTTCAAGCATAGGTATCGACCTTATCCAGCAAGATGGCTTTCACCCTAATGGTGCGACATTTGAAAGGTTTAGAAGATGGGGTGCTTCACCTACTATTGGCTGGCTAAGACCTAAAACTAGCATCTTGAGTAAAGTTGTACAGAAAGTTGCACCTAAAAAAGCCAAAACACCTAGTGTTTACATCGTGCATACTGGCGATAACCTTACAAAGATAGCCAAGAAGTTCAAAACTACCGTGGCAAAAATAGCCAAACTTAACAAGATTAAAAATCGAGACCTGATTAAAGTCGGGCAGAAACTAAAAC